CCACCTTTGTCTTGGAAAGCGTGAGACCAAACTCGTTGCCAAGGTAAGTCTTCGTTCTCTACTGCTGGTAAAAATCTAATCACAGCAAAACCATTTCCAGTTTTGTCTAGTTCTGGTTTCCAGAACCTGTCGTCATCATATTTTCTTTTGTTGGATTGATCCTCAGGTTTGAGGTTTGTTTCAAGTGCTTTTGTTAACTTATCAAAATTACTTGATGATGTCTTTAATGTTTCAAAGTCCATATTTTCTCCTTATTATTCGTTGTATTTGTGTTACCTGTATAATCGGTATCATTTTTATTTATAAGAGTTCTCACGCTGACTTACCCACTTTTTTAGTTCGGCTGATCTAGCCTTTTCATCATAACAAGCTTTTGGTAAAGACCTCTTAATTCTGTACTCTTTATAACTTTCACACCATCTTACTATTGTGTTTAAAAGTTTGTATATTATTTTATCAAACATATTCTAACCAATATATCACAATCAGGCTCTCCTGTCAATGCTCCTATAAATTAAACTTCTTATAAAAATCATCATAACTCATATAGTCTAGGTTACCCTTATGATCTGTCCATTCTCTCACCACCTTGTTTACCTCATCACCACCTTTGATACTATTCTGTACCTTGTAAAACATCACTTTTTTACTCTTATGTTTACCAGAGAAGTCAAAAAATGTCTCTTTTAATTGTTGTACCCAATTTACACTAGGTGTAGGGGCGTGGTCTTTTAACACATAGTTTGGTGTACCAGCAAATATGTTATTAACTTTACCTGTTGTACTATTTAAATCCATACCAAGTAGATAGACCTCATTTGGTTGTTCTAATAAACAAGATATGTAAGCCGCTGTCGGGCCAGCAGCCCAACCTTTGTCTTTAAAATCGTCTATGTCATTTAAACATTTTGATTTATTGCCATCTTTTAGCCAAGATATTTTTATAGATTTTTGTTGTACAAATTTTCTATGTTTTGTTTTATCACTTCTAACAACGTGAGCCACACCTGCCACACTTGAACCGTGCATTACAAACTCTTTACTGCCAGTTCTATCGTTTTCGTAAAAGGCTCCTTCTTCTCTTGCTAATCTTAAATCTTCATCTGTAGCACCAGCCTTAATCATATTTTCATATAGTTCAGCAGGCACTTTTGACCAGTTTCTAAAATAAGTTGGTGTCTTTTCACAAATACCACTATGATACATTTCGTGCATTATGCCTTGATCAACACCAACTAAAACATCTATGTCATCTGGATCGGTTCTGTAAATGGCATTACAACCATAAATCTTACCGTGTTGTCTTAATTTTTTTAAGTCAACACCTAATCTACTTTGGCCGTTGCCTAAACAAAATACAATATTAGGATATGATCCGCCCTCTTTAGCCATAATAATAATTTATAATGCCCATAGAGTAGATAGCTAATGATATAGAGTTTAATACAATTAGTGCTCTATCGTGCCATAACATACCTACAACTAACCATCCAACAAAACCTAAATTGGCAATCCACATATTAAAAGGAAATATATCAAGTGCTGTAAACATCATAGCTACAATTAATGTTATACTACTAACCCATTTAATATACCAAGATAAATCATATCTAGGTGTTACCTTTTTAAAAACTCTTGTTGAGTTTAATTTGGCAATCTTATCATCTAGTTTTTCTTTAATTGGTTCTATTGTCATTTAACAAATACCTCTTTCATAATTAATTTACACTCTGTAGCGTTAAAGTTAACAAATGGTTTTAACTTGGCCAGCGTAGATGAGATTTTAGGCCAGACCACATTTTCGGTAATCTCTTTATCCCAATTCTTACTAAACGACAAAAAGTGGTCAAGCACAATGGCGGATTGGAAAGACGCTCTTTTTTGAATAAGTAAGCGTAACAATCGTGGATGTTGTCCGCCACCACACAAAAAACCATCATCAAAAGAAAGATTACGAGAAGTGAAGTCATCACTAATCCGTACCAAATCGTCCCTAAAATGGTATCCAAAAGCCTCTTTACGTTTTCTAAAGTCCAAATAGATGTCTTTTCCGTCATTTTGTAATAAGTTCCCTACCCATTTTTTATTGTTATGTATGAAGTTAGCAACAAAGAAGTCAACAATATTTTTTTCATCATATTGTTTTGATAACTTGTGAAAAAAGTATCTATCATTTCTCTTTGTAAATGTTTCAAGTTTACAATTAACTTTACCACCATATTCTTCATAGTTATATGTATCTGTTGTAAAATGTAATTTAATTGCCAGATAGGCCTTAAATACTTCAAACCCTCCATACATATTCTTGTTCTCGCCATCTTTTTCTCATTTCTATGTATATAGGATCGTGTGTTACTCTGTCTCTATATTCTTTGTGTATTCTAGCCGCCTTTGCTTTTTCACTTGTAGCCCAATCTTTCTCTTGTGGTAAAACTTTACCATCTCTATCATATTTCTTACCGTCTTTATGATTAGCATATCGTCTGGCTCTTGTAAAACCCATTTCTAAAAACTTTCTACACATATCCATACCTATAAAATCTCTTAACACTCTGTAATCAGCGTACATATTATAAATGTGTTCAGCACTTTTCTTTGCTTCTTTTATGGTCTTAAATCGCCAATGCCTACAAATAACATCTGTATATGGTCTAACTAATAATACACCTTGTTCACCACGGCCTATTCTATATCGTGTATCATTTGGCCTAAACACGGTATTTCTATAATCTATTTTATAATCAAATTCTAACATTAATTTTCCATTATTTTTGTTACATCTAAATTTATATTACCTGATACGGTAATTCTGTAGCCATTGCTTGTATAAAAAGGATATACCTGGTGATTTAATTTAGCTGGAAACATCAACATTTTACCCTCAAAACTTTTATCAACCTCTATTAGATGTTCCTGAATATCACCTAATCTGTCTAATATAACAAAAGTTAATTTAGAAGTACGATTATTGGCTTGAGCTTTTATCAGTTTACCTTTTTCGATCATTCTGTTTGTATCATTAAATACTCTTAGCTCTTTATTTAAATCATATGGTATTTTTAAAAATACAATAAATGAATATAATCCTGAGTGATGATGTAAAGGGTTAAATTCGTGTTTCTTTTGATAATTTACCCATAAACTATCTAAAGCAAATTGACAGCTTTTACTTAATATAGTGTATTTAGATAATAAGTCTTTTACCTTTTTTGGCTCAATATCATTTATAGATAATACAAAAAAATTCTTTACAAATTCTGGTATATTAGTGTAATTAAATTCTCTTTTTATATGCCCAGCTAATCTATAATTAGCTTTACTTTTTTTGTCAGGTTCATTTATAAGATATTCTAAAACATCTTTAGGCACATCTTTATATAAAATATCTAACTCATCAAAATGTGATTTTTCTGTATCCCAATTACTCATTCAATATTTTATTTGTTGCTTCAACAATCTCCTCTGTTGTAAATTTACTCTTTTCGTCTTGTAATTTCATTTCATACTTTAAGATAAGATTACTTAATCTTTGTGCTGGCCAATTTGCTTGTACCATTTCGTCTCTTAATTCTCTTAAATCTTTTAATACATCATTTATCATACTGGTAACTGACCACACTTTGGATATTTTAACATCTTTAAGTTTGTTGCCTCTAGTTTGATTTTTTCTTTAAGTGATTTTGATATGAGGTTACCGACCGTACCCTCATCTATGCTGTGTTCTTTACAATACCACAATACAGCGTCCATATGTGATATAGATTTTTCTTTTACAATGTTTTCTATTTTTAAACTAAATTCTTTACTTGTCATATTAATTTTTTAAGGCCGTGGTTTGACTCTCGCCTAGTACACGGCCTGGTACCTTTTTATTGTTAACGGTACCAATATAACATATTTGGTGGGATTGTCAAGCTTATTTGTCCATAAGCTTAATTATTTTTATATATCTTTTTTGTTAAATAGACTTGTATTTAATTTTAAGTCAAATGTTCTAAACACAATACAAGTATGATCTGGTTGTAGTGGTGTGGAAACAGAGGCAAATGACTCCTGATTTTCATTAATCCAGTACACAACTATATACATAATTTCACCCTCAGGTACACCACCCGCTCTACCAAAACTCATATTAACTGGTGTAAATTTTTTATATTCTGCCCACCTCTCTATCTCTTCCGAAGTAGAACATACAGCTGGTACTTGTTCCCACCAAAAGTTAAAGACTTCATCCTCTGGTGTAGGTGTAGTAGATTGCTCGTGCTCAGCAAAAGCAAAACTAGCTATTAGTAAGGTTAGTGCTATGATTAGTTTTTTCATCTCATCCTATTTTGATAAGATGTTATTTGGTAGTTATCTTATCTTTGTTTAGTTCTTCATAATATTTATAAAAATCTTCAATTGCTTTGCCAAGTTCTTTTTCGTAATCTGCTTTGTTCTTTACGAAAGTCTGAACAGAGCCGTCTTCACTAGCAAGCAAAATAACTACTTGTTCGATAGGTTTACCAAAAGTTTCTTCAAACATATGAGCATAAGCCGTGGTTTGTAAAAAGTAATTTTCAATCCAGTCTTCTTGTCGCTCTTTGTTTGCTGTCTTAAAATCAATTACAGATAACTTACCATTATACTCGGCTACACAATCTACTTGACCAGCAATTGTAAGTTTTGGACTATACATAATTGCCTCTAATAGATGTATGTTATCAATTTGGTCTATGTAAGGTTTCATTAACTTAAATAAACCTATTGGTAATACGTCTCTAATACTTGGTGTCTCACCTTTTAGATATTGTTCTACTAGTGTGTGAAATGCTTTACCTCTACGAGCTGCTCTGCCCATTTCCCAATTGGCAACATTCTCGCCAATGGCGTCTCGCCATTTCTGTAAGCCTTCTTTTTTTCTTATACCTAATACCGTGGTAACAGATGGATAGTTCTTACCATTAATATCGTAAAAACGAAAGCCGTCTATTCTCTTACCTTTAGTTTTAGGTAAGACTTGTTTGTCTAATTCTATAAATTTAAATGCCATAATATCCTCACTATACCATAATTTAGTTTATTTGTCAAGCTTCATACTTAATTAAATCGGTGTCAAATCAAAGATTCGTTAACTTCTTCTGGTGTAGGCCCGCCAGCAGCGTCTGAATATTCTTTTTGATAAGCTGTTTTACCGTTAGCGTCTCTAAATGCTATTAAGTATTCTTTTCTATTGTCGTCACCATTCTTATAAGAGCAATGTACCCAACCACTATTAGGTTCGTCTTTTTTGTGGTATTCCAATATCAACTGGTCAAAATCCAGGTTATCGTGTATCCAATCTGCCAATGTTTTATTCGACAATCCATAGATTTCGAAATCCGCCGCCTGGCCAGAAGCGTGTTGTGAATTTATACTTGAGCCAATGGCTACACACAATTCTGGACTACGAAACCCACTTGATACTGATACAACCTTACCAAAATGGTCTCGGACTGGTTGTAATACGTGGTCACAAAGCCTTTGTAAGTTCTCAATATTATCCTCATTAGGATTATTATTGATATTCTTTCTTGTCGCTGTTTCGCTTTTAATAAGCTCTTTAAGCGAAAAGTTTTTGCTTAGTCTCATTTATTTTTTCCTTTGCTTTTAACTTTAACTTTTTTAGGTTCTTTAGTTCATACCAACTATGTGAAGACCTATCATTGTTTCTTATGTCTTCAGCTTCATTCACTTGTTTTTTTAGTTCTTTATGCTTTGCTTTCGCATCCATAAATTACCCCCTTGTAAGTTTTAGTACCTTTTCTATTTGTGCCTTAATAATTGGTCCTCTATTTGGCCAATGTATGTAAGGTTCATCTGACTTTGATAAGTTATATAAAAACGGTAATATAACTTTTTCAATTTCTTTAAATCTTTTTTTCTGTTCTTCAGTTGTTGTTTCTTTTGCTATAGTTTCTTTTTCTGCCACTATTTGCATTATCTCATTCATCATAGATTTTATTGATGAAACATCTTGTTTAACTTTTGAAATTTCTATATTAGAATTTTCTACCAATTTCGGGTCAACAGCAGGTTTTGATTCAGTTGGTTTTGAAGAAACAGGAGTGAAACCATAATCTTGGTCCATATCAAAGTCTCGCATATAATCTGGTATATCTGCCATCTTATTTACCTCTTCTTTTCCTGTGTTTTGCTAATACTGCTTCTGTTTTAGATTGTTTGATTGTTTTTTTACCATATCTATCAGCAAGGGCACTTTTAGGGTGTGCCTCGGCTATTCTACTTAAATTATCTTTCCATCCGCCATCTTGTCTGTATGAGAGGCCTGAAACCCCTGCTACTATATTTATTGGAACAATAACCTGTGAAATGTGTTTATTTTTTGCTAGATACTCTTCCATTTCTGATATAGTCATCATATCGGTATGTTCTTTTTTAGATTTTTTATTGTAAAATGTATATAATGGCATTAGTATGAATTATAAACCACAAATACAAGAGCCATAATAAAACAGATAATCAAAATATGATTACCTAAATTCCAAGCACTCTTACCCACGGTGTGTGGATTTTTTGGGTCTATTATATTTTTCATTAACTTTTAAATGGGTCTTTTACTATAAAATACTTGTTAAGCATTTCTAATTGGTCATCATACTCAGCAATTATACCTAATTCTTTTTCGATTGTTTCTACAACATCTGGATGTTCAGCAATACCATTTATTTTTTCTAGTAATACTTCTACATTTGCTTTATGTTTTGCTATATGACCTTTAGCGTGTTCTTGTAAAGCTTCAATTAATTGTGCTCTCATATTATTCCTCTATGTTATTGTTATATAGGCCGTCTCTTAATATCTTTTCTTCGTCAAAGGTGAACGGTCTAATCATATTTTTACCTCTGTCTCGTCTCTCTTTTGTTTGTCTTTTAGATTCTTGTAAAGACAACTTCTCTAGTTCTTCATATTCCATTTTGTATGGCCTCAGCATACCATTCTGGCACCGTTGATGGTGCTTTCCAGGTAGCAAATCTTCTTTTTTTCATTACATAGTAATTACGATAACTTTGAACAGCGTCACCTGGTACTTTACATTCATCAGGCATTGCTGGTTGTGGATCAGTTGCTATCTTATTAATTTTAGCATTTTTAGGTGGTGATGATAATATTTCACCAAGTTTTTGTATAGCAACGTGGTCTTTTGTATGATTGTATCTTTTCTTATACTGATCATTAAGAGCCATCATATGTTTATATAACCACATATAGTTATAAGCAGATTCAAATAACCATATTGTACTAGGGTGTTTTACCCAGCCTGCTTTGTATAAGATTGTTTCTAAATTTGAATTAGGGTGTTTCCACCTTTTGATTTTTCTACCATTGGCAGTTTTGCCATAATACTCTGTACCATCTTGTACTCTATGACAAGTACACAATAATTGAGCAGACTCTAAAATCATTTTTACAACGTGTTTATCACAACTCATTTCAGCCGCCACAATCGGATCTTTATGTAAATAAAATATATTCATTAATGTACCAACTTTCTCATAACATAATCCATCATACCATATTGATTTGCTAAGTCAATCATTTTTTTATACCAAAGAGCTTTGAAGTCATCACTATTTGATTCAGCACAGGCCTTCGCTAAGCTTTCCAGTTTTCTTATCTTCTCACCTTTTGTTCTCATTATATCCTCACTTGTAATCATAGTTTATAATATAACATATCCACCAAATATGTCAAGCTTAGTTTCCAGCGTTGGCACCGTTAGTGATAATCGTTCTCACTACGGTAAAACCTGGATTATTCCAGTCTACCTTTTTGGTACAATCAGTATCAGTTACACAGGTCGTTTTCATACAACCTGTAAGAGCTACTATGCTAATTATTAGTATTATTTTTTTCATTGTCGTTCCAGTCCATTATTTGGTCTATTTTCAATTTTATCTCATCTGGATCAAGGCCGTCCAATTCTTTATAACCTAGTTTATTGACAAAACCTTGGTAACCTTTTAATTTTTTATTTCTTTTCTCTAACTTTTCTATTCTTTTTGCTAGAGCTTCTTTAGCGTTATTTGTTGTTAGGTTTCTTTTCATACGCCATTGATTTAATGATATATTAGCCGCTATTAATAATAATACTGCTAATGGGTCAAATACAAATATCAATATTAGTATGACAATCCTAACAGCGTGGTCAAACATTTCTTTTGCTTGATCACCATATATCATTTCAGCGATATACTTGATAGGTCCTACTTCGGCCTCTATCTTATCTTGTTCTAATTTTAAACTTGCTTTTTCATTTGTTAATTTAACAATTTCATCTGTAGCATTTTTGATTGCTAGATTTAATAAATCTCGTTCTTCTTTTTGTTTCTTACGCTCTTTTAAACCTCTACTAACATATTCTTTATCAATATAAACATCTAAAGCTTTATCTAATCGGTCAAGTGTATTTTGTGATCTAGTAATAATTAACTCTTGTTGATTAATTTGATTGTCTAATAGTTCTATTTTTATATTGTTACCTGAAGTAGGTTTAACTTGGTCTAGGTGTGCCTTTGATAAGAAACCAAAGATACCCATAGAGGTTATGAATATTAAAATTATGATTGCTAAAAATAGATATGTCTTTAACAATTTAGGAATATTACTACGCCAATTATGGTATAGCCAACTGGCTGCCACAAGTTTACCAACTTCTAAAGCAGAGCCCATAGCAACAATGGGTATAAAGGCACCAGCAAACAATGTTGCTAAACCTATAATAGAATACCCAGCCGCTATAACAGATATGCTAATGGC